GTTTTTGGTTTCTTTTCTTCGGGGATGTTTCTTTCCACAAAGACGCTAAGAATACCGTCTGCCATTTCAGCACGATCAACCTCCATATACTCTCCAAGAGCAAAGGTGCGTGTGAATTTGCGAGTTGCGATACCCTTATGTAGAACATTAGTGTTCTCTTCTTCGGTTTTCTCACCCTTGATAATTAAACTTCCATTATCCACAGAAACCTCAACTTCGTCCTTGCTGAAACCAGCAATGGCCAAAGATAACTTGTAAGTGTCCTCATCAAGTTTTACCACATCATATGGTGGATAAGATTGACGAGTTGCCTCACGATGGATATTAGAAAAACGGTCCAACTCTCTGTTGAAACCAATAAAAAATGGATCCTTAAAAAGATCCAATGCAAATGAACTTACCATGTTTCCTCCTTGTTAAGCGAGTTCAATGTATACCCCCCTTCGGGCAGGTATGTTTTTATTATAGCATAAGAAAAAGCGGCTGTCAAATATAACAACCGCCTAATCTTATACTTAATGCTTTATAGCATATTGTGTGTAGATCCGCCACCAGAAGACTTTTTTGCAGATTTCTTTACTGGCTTCTTAATTGCCTTCAGTGCTTCATCTACAGCCTTTGCTGCAGGCATACGGCCAAATGCTGAATCGTTTGGATTCAACGCTCTTAGTGCCACTGGGGCAATCGCTGCTACAAGTGCTGCCCAAAGTTCTTTTGGATCAGTTACTCCAGCAACATACAGTGCTGCAACACCAGCAAGGACAGAGCGTCCGTACGATGCGAGCATCTTTTTGTGCTCTTCTTTTAACATGTTCATTTTTTCCTCCTAGGATATGACTTTGGTTATGACATCATAGCCAAGCCATAACCCTATTATACCAGCAACTCCAGCAAATACTGGTGGCGCTGGGACTGGCAATTTAAATGCTGCAAAAATTACACCGCATCCAAAACCAGTAATAATTGACAACAATATTTCTTTCATTATTCCTTTTCCTTTATCTTGTCTATTGGAGTTGGTAGTGTTACCAATGTTCCACAATCTTTACATTCCCCGTCCAAAAAATATAATCCTATCTCATAATCTGTAGGATCGAACTGAATTACAGCCTTAAAATATGGACAACCACATTGAGGACAAGAGCATGTTGGTATTCCTCTAGCGTCCATTATTTTTTTCTTCTGGTAAAAACTTTAATAATTTTTCATAATATTCAACAAATTTTTTAGACATGCTAGAATAAATATCATACTGTTCCGAAAGAATTCCAAATTCATTATAGTATGCAACATGCGGATGTAATTCTTTTTTAAAATTTTTAAGTTCTTGTTGAAACTTTTCTATAAATTGATATGAATCTTCTCTAGTTTCAGATAAAAACTTTATAAGATGATCCTTTTCAACATCTTCTGATGATGTTATTTTTTTCTTTATTGCATCATTGTCTAGGCTTAATTGTGTCAATGAAAATAATAATTCTCTGTTATTATTTTTTATCCTAATGTTTTCTATTAAAATACCAGTAATTACTAAAACAACCAATATAAAAATTAGCAAATCAAGCATAAGATGCCTCGTGTGTTGGCCAATAATACTTGCATGGTTCTTTACGATTAGGACAGCATGGCAAATTGTTTAAACTAGTTGTAGCATATTGAAATGATGCGTAATACAGTGGATCTTTATTAAATAAATTAGCACGATGAGTAGTTATAATACGAATTAACTTATTTTCATCTTGAAAATAATTAGGTATTTGATTGCCCCAATTATCCCAGCATAAGTCTTTTAATTTATTAAGATTAATTTCGTTATTTTCTGTTTTAATACCACGGCGTTTGGCTTCTAAAATCATAGCCTGAACATAGTTCCAAAGTCCTCGCTCAAATCCTTTCCACATCAGAACTGCTGGATGATTACGCCAACCACCAGTAGGAGATTTACCAGATAGCACATTGAGAATTTGATAACATTCTAAGATTTGCTTATTTAAACGCTTACTATCTAAAATAGCAGCAGATACACGATAATCCGATTGTGGTAAAAATGTTTGCATTATAGATCTTCCTCGTCTTCTATATCTCCAAATATATCAAAGTCTTCAATTTTTGTCAACTGTTTAATCCAAAATGATATTGTTGCCACAAGCGCAAGAAATGCGATTAAAGGCATTATAAGTTTAGGTTTTATGATCCACCTTCCCTAGTTAATAAAACTATGGCTCCATTATCTTCTAAAGCCTTTTTAACCCTTATCATATATTCTACAGCAAGTCTCTTATCTCTGTCAAGTAGCGAAACGAAATCTTTTTCAGCAGCCTTTACTGTAATAAAATTATCATTATCTATAATAGTTAATTTAAATCCTTTAGGGCAAAAATGATCTAAAGATCTGAAAGCACGAGCCATCTCTTGTGTATACATTATTTTCTACCCCACTGTATTTTATTCCATCCACGTTCATGCAAGTAATAAAGAATAGTCTTAGTAATAACTTCAAGACTAGCGATTGCTCCAGCAGTAACTGGTTCCTTTGTTATTAGCCATGACAATAAAAAAGTATCTGCTGTTCCAATAATCCGCCAAGTAATGGCCTTTAGTGCTGATCTTTGTTTGGATACATTCATGATGGCCACTCCATATTATTTGGTTTAGTAAACCAGTCCCACAACTTAGATACCCATTTCTTTACGTTTTTGCGTAGCCGATATAGCATGAATCTCTGCCCCCAAATCTACTTGCTCAATCTTATATCCAACATCACGACCATAAACAATGTTTGTAATATTAGGCAGCCTTAATACCATCGCACCATCCATGAATTCATCCTTTGAGATATAATTCTTTACCTGATCAAATGTTAGTGGGTCTTTTTCGCTTGTATTGTATGTATTACGTACTCCAAGAAGTACCTGATCTGTTCGCTTCCCCGCCTCTTTATACAATGCATGGTGACCTTCGTGCCATGGTTGATACCTGCCTAGCATTAGTGTTGTGGGCGCAGACCAATCATGTAAGTTAAACTGTTTAATTATTACTGTTGCTTTTTCGTTTGCATTCCATTCATGACTGATAAAAGCCATATCAAAATCACTTGGGGTTTCAAACATTTTATTAGTATCTTCAAATCTACCTTCGTCAATTGTTTCCATGTAGATCAAAATGTCTGGTCTACCAAACGCTGCACGAGTTAATTCTGTAGGGCAAACAAAATCTACAACAACGGGAGCAACTCCCTGTTTTGATATCAGGCGAGCCATTTCACCCATTCGTCTTGCTTGTTCAATTCTATCTTCATGGCTAAATCCAAGATCAGAATTTACTGTAGCACGAACTTCATCTGCATTAAGATGGATGGCATTTATACGTTCTTTTAATGCTTTTGCTAATTCTGTTTTACCAGAGCCAGGAAGCCCTATAATTTGTATTATCATTTTATAAATTTGTTAGGAATAATATCTATCATTAGATGAACTCTATCTGTTTCACCATTATTGTTAACATAATGATATTTTGAATTATTTATTTCCCAACACTCTCCCTCCAACATATTAAGCATATCACAGTTAACCTCAAAAATACATTCATTGTTGGTTATTATTGGTATATGATGCCTTCTTATTATTCCTAAATAATATCCTCTATCTCTGTGTATATTAATTTCGCACCGAGACGGCAATTTTATAAAAAGAACTTTTCCTCTTTTACCTTTATGAATTTCTTCCAAATCTTTAATGATAGGCTCTACTAGTTCCAATACTTTATCATTTGTTGTTTTGGTTTGTAGTGTATATGCTTCATCTTGTTGAGAAAACTCTGAATAATCATAACAAAAATAAGAAAATGTTTTAGAATGAGCAGCATATTTTTCTTGTCTAGAGGAGTCTTCATTCCACTCTTTATCAAATAATAATATTTCGTTTTTAATTTTAAAAATATCAAAATTTTTTATATATTTAAAATTAAAATTTTCTAATAATTTTGGCTGAGTTTTATGTCCATATAATATTCTATTTTCCATTTTATATCCTACCTATAAAATCACTACAAATGCCAGCCATCTCTTGATCTAGAATATTTTTGGTCGGCATATCTTTGTGTACTAAAATACTTTTTGATTTAACTGGCATTCCAGGATATGTCCATATAAAATGATTTGTAGTTATTGTAAAATTATCTTCTTGATGCCAAAACGCATTATAATATTTTGGCATTGACAAAACTAAGTCTAAGGCTTCTAAATTTTTACAATGAAGCCATAACTTTTTAATATAAGAATTTATAAAATACATATCTACTTCATATGTAGGCTCGTCATGTCCCAAATACATTTTATTATTTATAACCCAAAAATCTATTTCAACGTCATATCCAGCATTTATGGCCTCAATAATATATTCTGGAGAATTTTCCCTTGATGTGTTTTTACCATAAAGATTTCCTCTATGTGATATTTTAATCATTATTATAAAACCTCATAAACTTTTCTAAATCTTCTGGTGTGCCCAATCCATACATTTTATTAATAAAATATGATCCAATTTTTTTGTTATCTTTTATTGCCTCATTGTATACTGGACACACATAAAATTCATTATTTACACGAATATTTTTTTCTATCATTTGTTCTGCGTATTTAACAAAATTGTGTCCACTTCCCCAGTAATATCCACCGACAGTAGCATTGTCACTTATAACTACCTTTTCGGCAACTTCTACTACCATGCCGAATTCATCTAATTTTGCATAAGACCATTTTGGATGAGTAGACTTAAACAACAATATTGATCCGTCTAAATTTTTTATTACATTATTGTATAAAAATTCTTTAGGATTCCAATCTATATATTGATCAGAATTTATAATAAATAACGGATCCTCTGTATTTATGTAATTTTTTGCATATAAGCAGGTTGATGCTGCCCCGCTTTGCTCCTCGTCAACAGTTATAATTTTGCAATCGGGAACAATTCTTGTTAACATTTCAAGCAAATTATATTTTTCATAATGATCTTTTCTTACTATAAATATATAGTTTCCTTCTAGTGCAATATTATTTACAACTAACTCTATCATTGGCATACCATTTATATCTATTAATGGTTTTGGAAATGAAAAACCTGCATCTAAAAATCTGCTACCTTTTCCAGCCATTGGTATTACAATATTTATTTTTTTATTTAAGACAGAATGTTTGGAATATTTTAAAATATTTATAGCATTATTTATTTTTTCTAAGGTTAGATCTTTTCTATCTTTAATCTCAACAAGGCTGGCACCACTATCTAGAACGGCAATTTTACCAATTATGCTATCTTCAAATATAACAACATCTTTTGGTATTGTATTGAATTCTGACATGCACTTCCAATACATCTCGGGGGATGGTTTTGGATTTTTTACATCTTCATTACTAACAATATAATCTACTAGATCAATAATATTTAACTTAGTTAAAATTAGTTCAACTGTTTTTCTTATACTATTACTAGCAACACATATTTTTATATTATTATTTTTAATTAATTTAAATAACTCTATTAATTCTATATCTTCAGAAACATCGTTAAGCATGTCGAATGTATAACTTTGTTTATTTTTATTAATAATATCAAATGTACTTTTATCTAAATTAGTTTTTTCTGAAAGTATTTTTAGTTTTTCTTTAGTAGGCAAACCATTATATATTTTAATATGATCCTCAAAAGATATTTTATATTTAGCATCAATATCACATAATGCTTTATTTAGTGCGTTATAGTGAATATCTTTGCTATCTATTAAAACCCCATCTAAATCAAAAATAATTATTTTTGCCATATTTTTAGTCTATCACCATTTTTTTCCATATATCAGACCAAACTTCTTCTGTTTTGTGCTCATTAAACTCTTTTGAGACTTCTCCAGATGACAAGTAAACACCACCCCAGACACCCCACTCTTTAGCGGATACTCCTACTGCAAAGCAAGTCTTTATAACTGGACACTCAAGACATAACTTATCTATTGCACCTCTAAATGAAACCTCTTCTTCATATTTATCAAAAAACAAATTAGTATCATAATCTAAACACAACGCATTATCTTTCCATTTATTTTTATGCATATTGATGGATAAGTCTTTCTGGTATGTCCCATCCATCCCTATTCGGTTCAAATCTTTTAGATATATACCATTTATTATTTAGATATATTCCATCTTTAGAAGATTTTGCTTTATTTGATTGATGTCTACTTACTACGGTCCATCCGTCCCAAAATAAATTTTTATTATTTGAAACTATGCTTTCCATCTCTTCTAATGTTTTTACTATCATCTTTTCTCCTAGTATCTAAATATTCCTACTTCTACATTATTTTCTTCTGCCACTTTAACCAATCTAGATGTTGTCTCTTTCGGTTTAGAAAGAAATGCTAAATAGTTAAAGTCAGAAATATTTTCCTCTATCCATGATGGAGGAACTTTATACATCTTTATCTTAAGACCACGTGACTTCATGCTTCGCTCAGATACGTTTACAAACTCCATAACCATAGAGTTAACCTTGGCTGGTCCAGCAGTGTATATATAAAAGTACGGATCCTGATTACTTATACTGGAAAGAGCAACACCAATAGCACGAAGAAAGATCTGGTAGTCATCAAAACTACTAGTCCCCTGCACTCCCACTATCATCAAAAGTCCCTTCTCGAAGTTTATCTACAATGAACAACATCTTATCTAATTGTACCTTACTCATACTATCCGTGTCAACTCTTGTTGTACTATCCTTATCTACAGTTCCATCTATTGACATTTCTGCTGTATAAAATGTATTATCTTTAATCCAATACGCTTTATTATCCATTATTATAACTTTTATATGATTTTGTTTATCAATAATAGAGGCCTGACTTTTAATTATTTTTTTTATTTTTTCTGGTTTTGGCAATAAAGGAAATACAAGAGAGTGCACATGGCTTTGACTATACCTTATTGGTTTAACTTTTTGATCTTTTAAAATATTATATTTTATTTGTAATTTTGCAACAGTATATAATACAAAAATGCATATAAAAAATCCAATTAGATAGTCCATAACCACTAATTATACTCCCCTATTGATTTAAACCTCTTTTGATTTCTGATAGGGCAAACTGTAAATCTTCATCCAATTGGTTAATTTTATTTTCATTGAATGCAAAAGGCGTTAATGCTACTAATGGATTGCTATTTGTTATATCCATATTTAAAAATCCTAATTCCCAAAGTTTAATAGAAGTTTTATAAAAATTATCAATAACTAATTTATGTAATGCTGGATTTGTTTCTTCTAAATTTTTAGAAAAAGTATAAAGCATTTCCCCAGTATTTGAATCAAGCGCTGCTGGTTCAATTACTCCAGATAACAAAAGTTTATCAAAATCACTTATTTCTTCCATTTTTAGCCTTTTCTCTTTGTGCAGCAAGCGCAGCAAAATCTTTTACCTTAGTATCACCCAAGTATCCCCAAGCATACCCGTCTTCAATCATATGGTCATTGATAGAAATCGTGTCTCCATCAGCATAAATCCAACCTAAAATACGACCATACTTTTCCGAAGAGTCTGGCTTTTCTGTTTTAATTATTATTGTTTTGGCATCCTTTAGTTTGTTTTTGAGATATTCTTTTGACTCAAGACCTAAATTTTTTTCAATTTTATCTGCCGTTCTTGATTCTGGGGTATCTATTCCAGCAAGACGAACTCTTTGAGAATATGATATGTTAAACCCAAGATCTATATCAACATCGATTGTATCGCCATCAACAATTTTTGTTAAGTTTTTTACTCTATACTCATACATTAATTTTCACTACCTACTAATTTATTTTCTATTAGACGTTCTCTTTCGTCTACAATTTCTATGGCAAACTTCATCATACTGTCATATCCAATTGCGTTATCCATTGCCTTATTATAATGGTGTCCGCAAAATAGCAAGTCTGATCCATTTTTTCCAATTACCTTTACATAAGCCTGTGCGCCACAACGGTCACAGCGATCTGTAGCATCAAGAAGCCATACCTTTTGCTCTTCTTTGTTCTTTAGCATACTAAACATATTATACCTTTCTATTATCAGTTTTATAGAATCCAGAGCCATTGAAAGTAACTCCTACATTAGAGTATACACGAACTAGCATCTGATTGCAAGTATCACATTTATACCCTGGATCATTTTCTGACATACTTCTAATTTTGGTATATCGAATAGCACAGGCCATGCAGTCATATTCGTATGAAGGCATTATTTATTCTTTTTCTTTGCCTTTACCTGCCATACTGGAAGATTTACGTTATCTCCAGACCATTCATAGCCTAAAAACTTTACAACAAACTTAATAATTTTAATTCTCATCACTTTACCCTCTTACCAAATTTATCCCAAACTCTTTCATGAAGAAAATATCCCAGGGCTTCCCAAGCAATATATACAAGTGCTCCGAAAGCGGCATATTCGTATTCCCATTCACCAGTGGCTATGTATACCCCTACTGCCAATACACCAGCAACACCAATTAAATGAAAGGTTTCCCAACTTAAAGTTTTAAGTAAACTTCTTTTTCTTGATTCAGACATATCTATTTTCTCCTTCATCTTCAAAGTTCATATGACTTTGATCATGTGTTGTAGTATCTCCAAGTTTGCCAAGCGCTAATTTTTTATATGCTGCACATAACTCTTGATATTTTATATACATAAAATTAAGTTCATTTAATAATCTAGTATATTCTTTTTCATCTGGAATCATTCTGTACCGTCCGTATATATTTTATTAATCATATTATGATACCAGTTAGGCAAAGCATATCTGATACCATTTGAAACCTCTGAAACTTCATGTACAAAAACATAATTTGATGGGAAAAATATTGCACTTCCAGCCTCTGGCTTTATTTTTACTCCGTTTCCTACTTGAGGAAATGTTATCTCTCCTCCGTCATAGTTATCGTTTAAATATAAAACAACAGAAAGTGTTCTGCTACTTGAGCCATGGTCTGTGTGTGCAGGCAAATACCCTGCTTTTTCATATTTTAAAATACTCATTCTATCTTCTTTGCCTTTTATATTTCTTGAGGCATAAGGATATAGTTCTTTTGAGTAATGCTCAAAACTTGTGTCTAATGCTAAAAATAATCTATCTGATATAGAGGAGTGTTCTTGATAATAAATATCATCTTTTGACATATCTTCTGATCTTGGTAGCCATCTTTGTTTACAAAAATGTAAATGCATATCGTCCTGATCATGATCCCAATTATGCCAAGGCTTTGCAGAACTTTCTTCTGCTCCAGCAACCCTGTTCTCTAAGTCTTCAATAACTTTGTTATTTAGTAATTCTATATCTTCAATTATTTTATATGGATCCTGCATTATATTTTTATAATATATTAATCCATCTCCTAGTTTTTCATAAGTAAACATTACATTTCCACCCTTTTTTCTACATTAAAAATTCTTTTATCATCTTCTGTTAAGTCATCATCAGAACTAAATACTGGGGCTGGTAGACCAGGAACTGATATTACATGATTAACATAAAGTTCTTGCCATATATGCAATCTCTGATTCTGAAATGCTAAGAAGTCTGCATCTTTAATAAAGCCATCTCCATATAAATTTTTCCAATGATCTTTACGAACAAGATGGAAAAATAAAACTTTGTAGTTTTCATTTGGATCGTCTGAATTCCATGCTGGACGATAATGAAAGTCTAGTTCTGGCTGTACAATAATTGCATCGTTTGGCTTGGTAATAAACTCTTTATCGTGAGCAACAAAGCCCCAATCACGATTACCACCGATATGAAGATCAACCATGTAGCAGCCTGGAGACCAGTCTAGATGAACCTGTAGGAATGGCTTGCGTCCTTCAGCAGTAATTTGATGATGAGCATATAGATAATATCCTAACTCTACATCGTTGGTGCCTAGAAGGTCTTGTGTACGTTTAATCGCCTTATCAAAAAAATATTGAGGGATTTCAACCGCATCTTCCCATTTATTCATTTGCTTAGTATAAGCAATTTCACGCACATCTTTTGATTCTAAGATACCTTTTAATTCTTCAAAGTCAGGTTTTTCAAAAAACCCTTCTACTAAAAATGGATCAAAGAAGAGCACATTTTTACGAAATATTTCCTCAAACTTAAGATAGTTGTCTCTTGTACAAAACTTCCAGTCAATAGATGATTGATCTGGATGATTCTCTAGCATTGCAAATGTAGTATTTCTAAAATTAACCATTTCTCTCCTAGTTTAGGTCTGGATCTATAATAACAAATCCATCCTTATGCTCTGTTTGTGTCGTATGCATGTACAACAATGTTGACCTGGTTCCACTTTCTACTGGCGTAATTCCATGTTTCCATAGATTTCCTTTACTTAAAAAGAATACCCCTGAATATTTTTTAGGTACATACTCATATGACAGTGCTGGGAAAAATATATTCCCTCCAGTAAATTCATCGTTTAAGTAAATGACTGTGCTATATTCTATAAATTCTTCTGGATATTGATCATCAATATGTGGAAGGCCGTATTGACCAGAAGTCCACGTTGAACCAAAAGCCTTGAATGTTTTAATTTCTTTTGTTTCTTCTGGATTTAATTCTTGATGTACTTTATTTGATAACAAAGAATATTTTTTGTGCAACTCAATAACTGTTTTATTATATGGATATCCAGTTCCTCCAAATCTAGTCTTATAGTAATTAGGATAAGGGTTTATCTCAGATGGACTAGACATTTCTTTTAGAAGAACTTCAGCATCTTTTGGATCTATGAAATTTTCTATTACTACTGGTTGTGTAATCATTTTTCCTCCTTTTTCATTATACCATATATCTAATATATTGATTTAATAACATTATGAAAGCGTTCTCCATCCATATTGTCTAGGTCCATTCTTGGATCATACTCTATGTCATTTTGAATAAATGGGACCTTGGACAATAAAGTAAAGTCATATGAATGAAATTCTGATAGGTTTTTAACTCCATCTAGATTTTTTAAAAATATTTCATTATTACCTTTAATGTTATCGATTAATTCATTGTAGCCACTATTTATTGAAAAAGGAAGATAGTCAAAACTATCGATAGGAACTTCATGGTTTTCTGCCCACGCTGTTGCGATTGCAAAAATTGGAATATTTTTTCCTGCAGCATAAAAAGAATATACCTCTTCGTATCCTCTATACTTTAATCTAGATATAGATGGAAATTGCTTGAATAATTCTGTTTTCATAAAAACAAAATCTTTAACTATCCAATTAGTAATTTCTGTTGAAGAAAGATCTGACCTTGTATATTCTGAATAAAATTTATAAATATTATTTTTATTAAAATTTATTTTATGTCTACCAGAAAAAATAACATTGTTACCTCCATGCCCCATAACTAATTCCATATCCCAATTTTTTTGAAATATGGTTGCACCATCAATAAACAAAAAATATTCTGCATTTGATTGTTTTATTTCATTTTCTAAAAATAAAAATTTAGATCTGACATCATCCCAAAAAATATGCGTATAAGAAATATTACTAAATTTTTCATTTCTGTTTAAATTTATTTGATCATAAACTTTTATATTTATTTGATAGTTGCCGCTTTGATTTTCTAAAATTGATCTAGCAGACTCTGGTAAAAGTTTACTTTTATATCCATAAATAAAAACATCTATTGTGTTCATAGTAACGGAATCCAGTGTTGCTCAATTGTAAGATTATTTTCGATCAACAACTTAATTGGCATTATGTCATACGCTATGGTTATTCTTGGACCACTCCAAGACCAGTCACCCATTGCATGTGGATGCCCCATTTCAGATATGATCATTCTATTATTTTTATTAATATTTTCAACTACTTTATTATCATCGTTAAATAATTTATAATATGTAGATGAAGGCTCTGCATTTACACAATAATATCCATGAAATCTTGGCGCAAAGCCATCTCCATGATCATGCCAATCTAGTTTGCCAGTATCTTTATTATTTATATTGAACCATCCCTGTACATAATATTTTTCTTTTTCAAAATCTATACCATAGTATTCGCATGCCTCTTTCATGGTGTTAGAAATTGCATTAAATAAATTATAAATTCCAGGATGATATAGTTGAAAAACATTATATTCTTGCCACTTAACGGTAGATATACTTCCAGAAGAAGTCCAGGCTAGATCCTTATCCCCTAACTCTTCGACCCCTCTTAATCGTGCCGAAGTAATTAGTTCATATTTTTTTTCTAAGAATTGTTGTAAATCATTTAAATCATTATTTAAATATTTTTCAAAAAATTTATGTTCTTTGAAATTATCAGTGCCAATCATATTGTCTCCATTCATTTTGGTCTTTATACATTATACTACATCTATCTATATTCTTTTTTTCTCCACGCAAATTTACGATAATGTGCTGTAATATGCGATCTTCTGTTTTCTGATCTTAGATCATGTTTTTCTATAGACTCCTTGGATGTGTCAAACGACATCTCCCACTGTTCTCTTTTGATAGGTATCATTTGAAAAACAGGTGTCCCAGACTTTATTACCCCTTCAAAGTCTCTTTTTATAAAAAAAGGCATAAAGATTGGTAAACCCCATATATCAGAATCGACAATCCCTGTTGGGGTCCAGAATGGGAGGTCTGGCCTATTAATTGGATTGGTCATCAATAAAGAATACCCTGGAGGTGTTTCATAAAACCAATGCATTTTTATTCCAAAATGTATAGGGTGTACATCTTTTGGTACTGCCATATCCACAGTTGGTCTTTTATCAATTAACATAAAATCTTTTGACCAACTAAGTTTAGGTTTACCGTTTTTGTCTAATGTTACTGTTAAGTCATCTTCTAAAGGATACTGATATCCTAATGCCATTGCATCAAAAAATGGCATACACAATTTTGTAGAAACATTTGATCCGTCGCCACCTCTATCATTAATTGGGTCTAAGTCCGCTAAATCATTGCTAGTGCCATGTTTTGCTAAATCTCTGTACCATTGTGGTATTTTTTTATAAGAAGGCTCTGGCTCTGGATATCCTTCTCTTTTATGCCCAATAAAAGATATTTGCTGATACTCTTCTTCATTCATACTCATTAGCAATCTTTTCTATTATGTCTTCATCCAACTTTAACTCCATGTCATACATTGGAGATCCTATATCTATGATACCATACCTATCGTCTTTCATGTGTGGTCCATTTTTTTTAATATTAAAATGTATAAAGCATGTGTTAACATATTTATCATTTTTTTCTGGGGGATAAAAAACAACTGCATCATTTTTAACTTTAAACGGAGAGAATTCGTCTTCTATATTTTTAAAAAATATGTTTGTTCTTAAGTCAGGAAACCATGGCATATAAAATCTATACGTTGCCAAAAAACACTCCTCTGAAAAAATTTTAAAACTAGATGGATAAAACTGTCTTTGATGACATTTATCTAATGCATAAAGAGTTTCTTCTGAATAACGTTTTAATGGCTCAACCCATATCTCAGCATGTGTCTTTTGTCTTAAAACTATTTTATTATTTGTTTTTTGTATAATTTCTGGTTTTGGATAAAGTTCTAGTACATATTTATTAACAGGCTTAATAATTTTATTATCATAGTCATCTCCTATTTTATTATAACAAGACCACTTACTTGGTATAAAAGATTGTTCTTCTAACTCTGGAAAATTTAAAAATTCAGAATCTACCCAAAATTCTGATCCAGATATATTGTTTTTTATTTTAAAAGTCATATTTATTTATTATACACCATCAGTTAAAAAGAATGAAATTGATTTTCTTTCTCCAGTAAGGACTGGCAAAACCTCATGTGTATATTCTTCTGATGCTGGATGACAAATTAAACTATTGGCTGATGGCTTATGTTTAATATTTTTATTAGTATAAAATATTTCTCCTCCAGAATAGTCATCATTTAAATATATAACGGCAGCATATATTTTTTTATTATTATGCCCTAAAGAACAATATCCACACTTACAACTATCTTTGTGCTGGTCTGAATGTGGTTCCATAAACTCTCCAACACTAAGAACTCTAATTCTTCCAGAACCTTTGACTGAGTATTGATTATTAAATATATTTGAAATTTTTAATTTAATAAGATTAAAATCTCCACGCAATGCATCATCAAACTCATCATTGCTTAAAAAATTTTTTATAATAAAAACATTTTCGTCTAAATTATTAATTTTATCCATTATAAAAAGAGTATCCACTAGGACATTTTTTTCCTTTTATGCTCATAATAATATTTCTTTTATTATGTTTGCACTTAAGTTGTTTACCTATATTTGTTTGTTTTTGTATTTCAGGGTTTGGCAATAGTTTTTCTTTTGTTTTATTTTCATTATCTTCTTGAGTTTTTAGAAATAGTTCTGCTTTTAAGATTACTTCATTATAAGAAAAAGCCGTCCAGTATTCTCCATAACCATTTTCATTCCACCACTTATCTCGGCATGTTGGGCCATTAGGATAATGTTCTGCTGAACAACCAGCAGATCCACTCATCGCTCCTACATAAAGCCATTCGTTTTGATAAAAATACCATAGGGGACTTCCAGAATCTCCTCCACCCCAATGTTCGCCAACTTTATTTTTAGCATGTACAACCAAATTAGATCCTTCACAATATTTATTGTTAGTAAGAATACAGAAACTATTATTTTGAATCATAACTTTAGTGTTTGCTGTTACTTCCATAAAATTTGGATTAGGTTGAATATCATTACCAGAACTTCTTCCGTATCCCAATGCTAACATTTTTGATTTATTTAAAACCATTTCCTGAACAATTTCTTTTGAAGCATATTTAAAATAAGAATTTCCTAGTGGTTTTTCAAGAATTAAAACACCAAAATCATTTATAGAGCCATGACATAAACTTTTATCATTATTTAAACAGCCAGAATCTTTGTATTCTGTTGAAGCAAATTGAGCAATAACCTTTACTCTATTTATATTTGGCTTATTATTTTCTAAATATACTTTTTCGCCAGGGGATAAAACCCACATTGGAGTTTTATCAGATAACATACCAGAAACTGGTAATTCTGTGTCATAGTCTGGCTGCCATTTACCACTTTTTGGCATTCTTGAAAGGCAGTGTGCTGCTGTAAAAACAATACGAGGGGCCACTAATGCTCCCGAACAGCCTTGTGTATTATCTGAATTCCAATGAATTAGTGCTACTACTTTTGGATCTCCTGTAGCATCTTTGCCATTATTTGCATGCGCTGGAGTTATGCCAAAAATTAAAACAAGAATTATAAAAATTTTTTTCATTATATGAATATCCTCAAAACATGTTCACATGGGTCGCCTCCTGCTTCCCATTCTTCTAATTCTTCTTCACTCATATACTGATAGCCACCGTCATGTGTGTGGCAATAAGGATCACTAATCCAGCCTCTTTCGATGCCGTTTTGTAACCAAATACTAAATTCCTGTTCCTCTGGAGACAGGTCTTCCATACCCATATGATTCATATATTTAGTATACCTTTAAATGCTTAGGATGTCAATAGGACCTTTACAGGACATAGAATGATTAATGGCAGCATTTACTGCAAGTACCGCCCTTTTTCTTGAATCTTTTTGTTTTTGTGTTGAATATAATGATCCAAGTGCTAGATCTCCTCCAGATCCCATTGCTAAATAATCTTGTTCATACTGTGTTAATGACATATCGCCAGCATTGTGTTCATATATCTTTCCACGAACACAGATAATCATTCCAAAATCAGATGATGGCGAAGTGTCTACCCACCAGTTTTCATAAAAAGTTCTAAGTGCTTTTAAAAATTTACTATACATAAACTTATCTATGTTCACTCTAGGTTCTGGCTGAGGCGGAACAAATAAATGCTTTATCCTATCCCCATCCATCGATCCAGCATACCCAAATAGATATCCCTCTTTTTTCCAAATTTTAGGACTTGAACAAACATTAATGACATTGTCATCAGAGACACCACGATCTCCTGCCATCCATATTTTATTATTTACTTTATCACGCACAACTGCTATACAAGTCATGGTAGCCTTTCTGATAGTTTATATCAGTATATCATTAAGATGAAAATGTGTCAACTATTTTATATCTTGTCCACATGCTGGACAAGTTTTTATTTTATTTGGTTTAGGCTTAGAAGTCTTAGCAGCATCTGATGTTATTTCAGATGTTTTTGATGCCCCTTTAAATTTAGGACGTCCAAAACCTACGATAGAAACCATAACCCCTGCTTTATTTTTCTTATAAGCACGAAGTTGTTTACAGCATTCTCCACCATTTCTTTGGCTACCCTTCTTGTTTGAAGAAGTATTTCCTTCAATGCACCAAACAGTTCCATCTTCGTTATCTTCAATAACAATACCAACATGTGAGATTCTATCTACACCGTCTGAAGGAAAATCAAAATAGGCTATATCTCCTGGTTCTGGATCTGCTAAATCTCCATCAATCCATGCACCAGCCTTCTTAAATGCCTGTGCACCACCTGGAGTGTAAACAGTATTAGGAATCTTTACGCCAGCCTCATTACCGCACCAATTAACAAATGATCCACACCATGGTTGAAAGTTTGCCTTTGTATATGCACCGTATTTTGTTTCATTATCTTTAGGACCTTCGATATATCCTACTTGAGATTTAGCAACTTGAATAAGACGAGCAGCAGTTCCTTGCGGAGCCTTTTCTGTTGCTGCTGGTACTGGAAAATCATCTTGTGCCATCGCTTACTCCTTATCCCAATTAGTATCTACTGGTTGCTCTGCTGGCATTGCACCGTCTGGCTTGGCAGCGAGTCTTGCTCTTACTTCATCTAACTCTGCATCAAGTTTATCTTCTGCCATTCTAATTTCTGAATCTACT